ACAGTCTGGGCGGTGACTGGTGGAAACTGTGTAGGAGTTAAATCAGGGGAAACAACAGCATCCAGATTAGTTACTATTATTTCAGTAGAAGGAAATGCCCGAACAATTATATCCGCCCCACCAGATTGCTCACGCACATCTTTACTAGTTAATTGCTGAAGTCTCCCACTAACATTCTCATCATAAATAATAGCGTCAGGTTTAATAAAATACCTATCTACGATTTTACTCTGGGTTTCTTCTGCAAAGACCAATGCCTTTGTTGCCTTGGTTTCAAAATGTATACCATCTCTGAAATCAGTGCCTAATCCCGTCTGTTCCCTTGTTCTGTATAAAGCACCACGAACTTCAATATCTTTGCCAAGTATTTCCCTCTCACCAAATGGGACAGGAACAAGGGCATCTGGTATTGTAACTGAAGGAGTTAAACTTGTCTCTGGTGATAACCTTCTTTCCACTCTTACTTCAGGTGTTACAGGCTGGGTGGTGACTGGTTGAGCAACTGCTTTTGTAGCTTTAGGTGCCTTAGTCAAAGCACTCTCATTAAGGATAACCACCTCATCGAACTGACCATCTTGACCCGGCCTGACGACCACATCTACACCATCTGCTATTAGTTGTTCAGCTGTTCTTCGATTAACCTCGCTGAAATAGATAACATTGGCTGTGGGTTTAACACCAGCCTTAACTATGTATACCCGTTTGCCTCGATTACTCCCATAAAACTTAGCAATATCCTGCCGGGCACTGAAGTATATTCCACCCTGAATATCATCATTAGCAAAGCCCAGATTACTCCCGGCCCTGCTTAGTGACAAGTCACCAAACTTCAAACCCGGGGTTTCCGTACCATGATAGATAACCATACCTGAAAGTTGTTTAGCCAGAGGACTTGGAGGTTGGGCTACCGCTGCTTCGGTTACAGGCTGGGCGGCTGGTTGTCTCTCCATAGAAGTACCACCAGTCTGCACAAAGCCGTGCCGCTCATACCAAGCTGTTAGCTGTTCGGTATCCATAGAACTACCTCTAAGTGGTTTTACCTCTAAGAAAATAGAGGCCCCAACTTTATCGGCAATGTCCGTGAATACCTTAAGGGCTTTACTCGCTTTACCCTGACCCCTATCAGAAGGCTCGGTTCTGATAGTATCTAACCAGATGTCCGCATCACTTCCTGTTCTTCTTTTCATGTTACCAGTCCAGTGTATGTCTACCCCATTAATAGTATTGGTATCGGGTTTAACGGTTGGGTCTTGTCGTTCAGAAACCTCCCTTAGATTAAAGCCAAATTGTCCTTCGATACGCCCATACCGCTCTGCCTCTGTTTCAAGTAGGTTGACCCCTGCTGCTAAGTTGGCCTCTGCTTGCTCCTTAGTTCCTAAGCTGACTGTACCTGACTCTAATATTTGGAATGAGCCGTCAGGTCGCTGAACACGAATAGTAGGACTTAGTGTCTCAACAATGAATTGTTCTTCTCCCGCTTTTGCAAAATTATTTACAACCTTAAGAGGGGCTCCACTCACATAAGGTTCGCCAGTATGTTCTATAATCACTACGCCTTTTTTCTCAAGTTCATCGGCTTTATTCTGTGCTTCAGAAAGTAATCTAGGTGATTCTGCCTTATTCCTACGGAGTTCAGCTTGCCTTCTCAGTTCCGTGACAGACCTAGCCTCATCCCTTAAAGCATCCAATCCTTTATCGTAGGTAATGGCTGCATCCCCTCTCAAGCGGGTTTCCTCTGCCTTATTCAAGACAACGAACTCACCTACTTCAGATGTGCCTTTGTATTTATCTAGTAAATCCGATATTGCCCTACCAACAGGACTTTCTGTGATAGGTACACCTAGTGCAGGAGGTATTTCAGGAACCACTTCTGGCCCCACAGCAGAACCAGGTTCAATAAACTCCTCTTCACCTTGAACAAATTCTAAAGCTGCATCACTATTCTTAAAGATAGCTGTGGTACCATCTGACTTTGTTCCCTTGAACCTCCGTGCCGAAAGCTGCTCCACCGTACCACCAAAGGACTCTGCAATCCTGATGTTCTCCTGATGGAGTGTTTCCTCTAGAGCCTTCTTATCAACTACATCACTGAGCTTATCAGGTTGTGTAGGAGCAGGAACAACCTTATGACTTTTGAACATATCCCGGCTTCTTTCCAACCCCTCAAGCTGTACCTTCATCTCAGCAATAAGTTCCAATTGTTCTTCAGAACCTAACTGCCCGGACTTTTCTATGTTGGCATGTTGCTTGGTTATACTATTGGATAAATTATTAATCTCTAAATTAAGCCTGTCTACCTGTTCTTGAATCCCAGCATTATAGACCACAGCTTCTTTAGGATGTACCGGGGGATTTTCAGTTATCCGATTATCCCGAGCCAAAGTCTGTTCCGCAGACTCCTCAATAGGAGCTGGCATGATAGTCTTCATTATTTTGGCTTTTTGTGCCCGGTTCAGTCCCTCCCAATCCTTGTCAAGGAGCTTCTCAGGCAACTCAGCTCTTTCCAGAATCTCGAACTTCTTATAGACTCCAGCATCCCATCCCTTGCCCACATTCTCTTCTGTGAATTCAAGACCACCTTGCCCTGTAACTTTTTCCCGTGTATGCCTCGGAATCAAAAGTTCATTAAGAGATACCTGGGCCTCTTGGTTGATTAGCTCCTCAGCTAGTATAAAGATTTCCAGAATAGAGTCATTGATATTGACATTACCCGAAGCTATGGATTCTCGATACTTATCTAACAGGTCTGCAAACTTTTTCTTCACGCTAGGTTTGTTCATAACGGAGTTCATAAGCTGGTCTTGTATTTCCTGGTTAAGTTCCAGATACTGGTTGGACTTGAGCCACCGGAATAGCTGGAAGTTCATAATGATAACATTAAGACCTCTAAAGGCCACATCAGCATCCACACTATCTACATTAGCCTGCTCATTGAATAGCACATTAGCAAAGAAATTAGCCATATCCTTGAGGTCAATGTTTCTCCCACCTTGGCCCATAGGCTGTCCCGGTGCTTGCCATTCGGCCCATTCCGACTGCCCCGCTATGAAGGGATTCGCTGGCCCCGCTGTTCCAGCCATTCGGTCATTGACCACACCAGCCCCTGCACCAAAGAGAGCCAAAGGTACTGTAGCCAAAGCTGCATTAACAATAGTCTCGTCAAGGTCACCCAGAATTTCCCGGTCTTCATTAATCAGGCTAACCGTTACATTCTGAAGAACATCCTGTAGAACCTCCTCAGTGACCTGTCCCGCCTCAATCTTTACAAAAGTAGACACACCACCTACAACGGCCCTCCTGACCGACCACTCTACAAGTTCCTCTGCTATCTTCTTTCTGAGAACCCGCATAAACAGTGGGGATGCAGCTTTCAGGAAAGGTATGTCACCCACCATTTCAATAGCTCCAAGTAACGGGCCTACCACAGAAGTAAGGATAGTAGCATCTTGCTGGGAAGCCCCACTGGCTATCAAATCATCATACAGACCCTGACTAACCATCGGGGTTAAGGCTATGGCACCAGCTGCTGCACCTGTAGTTGGTGAACCAGTAATAGTCGATGTAATCGTACCCACCGTAAGACCTGTGATGATGCTGGGTGCTGTACTTAGTACCTGATAAGCAAGGTAACCCCAAGGGTCTTGCCTTAGTCCTTCCTGCCAACCCTGAGTCCATTCTGGTCGGGGCATTAACTCTGGATTCTGTCTTTGAAACTCCTGCCAATCGGCCTTATTAGCCTCATAAATCACCTTCATATCTGCTAAGAACTCATTAGAACGCTGGAGGGACTTATCAGCCTCACCAGCCAGAATCTGTTCCGTAGTCATGTTCATAGCTTCCTGGAAAGAGCCCAGAATATTACCTGCTTGGGGTAGGGCAATAGTGAAGAAGTCCCTAAGTTGCTCACCCGCTCCACCTACGGCAAAACGAAAAGCATCCCACAAGTCCTTACCTTTTTCTTCTGGTATATATTCCTGATTAGTAACGGGTAGGACTGTCCTAGTTGGGTCACCTGGATTTACAAATCCAACTACCTCACCATCAACCTTAACCGAGAAGTCAGAAAATATATTAGCGGGAACCAGTGTACCCGAAGATAAGTCAGCCAGTATAGTGAGTTCGCCAGTTTCCTCTGCTATCTTAGCATGAGCCCTCCCAATTTCAAATACCGGGGTAGGAACATGGTCAGGGTCTCTGATAACACCTGAGGGTTCTCCCTTAAGTGTTCCCCGCCTTTCGTCTAATTCTGCCTCAGATTCGGAAAGAGCAGCTTTCTTTTGTTCGTCCACATTGGTTGGGGGGAAGGCTAAGAGCAATGCCTTGTTAATCAGAGCCTGGTCTTGGGTAAAGGCGACTGTACTAAGAATCAGACTTGGTTGTATTTGCTGGTTCTCAAAGTATGCCTCCAGCCCCTCAAGCACCTTAGCCTGCTGGTCAATAGCAAAATCATAGAATACTTTCCCACTAGCCACATCTGGTAAACTTGATTGAGCTACCCTATTAGCAAGGTCAGCAATATAGGCAATCTCCTCTTTGTTGAAATTAGCGTTAAGCTCTGGGAATTTATCTAGTAAATCCGACATACTTTCAATAGGCTCATGAGCAAGTTTAGCAATTCGTAAATCTGTCTTAATATTGGGAAGGAGGTCAATCACCAACTTCCGCCTACTGAGGTCAAGAAGTTCTGACTGCATTTCCATAAGCCTAGCCTGTGCAGAATCATGCCCACCCAAGTCAAACCCAAATTCTTCGGGTGTGAGCAGTCGGGCTGCCATATCTAAAAATGGTGTACCAGCTATGATATTCCTTGCCCCACGCTCTAAGGCCGGAAGGTTACGCCATTGCTCTTCAGAAAAGCGTTGACTATACACTTCCGATAAGCTCTTGAGCTGGGTATCCAACTCCTTTTTTCTCAGAGCATCTTTCTCAGTAAATTGGGTAGGAAACTCCGGTAACTTGAAAGGGTCTGCTATATGTCCGGGTTCGTCTGGCATTTTTCCTCCTTACCTTGACGCTCTTAACGTCCCACGACCTATTGTTCGTCTGAGTTCCTGTGGGGTAAATCCGGCGTTCTCGGGTGGCTGGACATTGCTGGGAACCTTTGGTCGTTCAGCTGGAGCTCCAGCTTCCCGTGCAGCATTTACCCCGGCCTGACTTTGCACATCAGCTTGACCTGGTGCAGGAGCCCCAAGTTGGGCTTCCATCTGTTCCGCAGCCATCCTGAATAGTTTCGCCTGACGGGTATCCCCAACATTTTCCAAGTAATCCGCCTGAGCATAATAACCGCTGATAGCCTGGATAGACTCAGTCACCGGATGCTTCATTATCTTGTCATTGACTTTCTTCCGCTTGATAGCCTGCGGGTCACGTTGATGGAGAATATCCGTTAGGATGGTATCCTCATCAAGGTCTTCCCGGAGCATACCTACAATAGTTCCCCGCTCTAGCCAATCCTTTGCAACGGCGACATCTGATTCTACGCTAACAATAACATCTGTGGGTATATCAGTGGGTGAAAGTTTCTCAAGGAATGTACCCTTTACCTCAAAGACCCTCTTATTAGTCTTCAGGTTTTTTAGCCAGAACTCCATCCCGGTAGCCATAGTGAAATGCTTTCCATCCATGTATGGGTATAGAATTTGGTTTGCACTGCTACTGGCCATCATGGATAGACCATAACCTGCCTGTCCCTCCACCATACCATAAACAGCATTGTTGAAACTACCCTTCTGCTTTTCCACACCCATACCCGCATCGTGGACATTTATCTCGTTGGGTATCTGTGGGGTGGGCAATCTGGTCAGGCCCGGCTCACCCACAGCATAGTGAAAATGTGCCCCCCGCTCTCGGAGAGTCTCAGGTGTAGCCTGCGGAGTAGCTGAATTTTCCTGTGTAACCGGCTGGGCAACATCCCTCAGTATCTGACTCACCATAGTCTTCCACTTATTAACCATAGCATAGACTGTACTATTAGCCTCAAAGATACCTCTGCCCATTAAACCTTTGTAAAAAGATTTATCCCGTGCGATACTTCCCTTATCTGGAAAGCCGCCCACAGGAGTCACAACAAGCTGGGCTTCAGGTCTGTTGACCCAACCAGTTACATCCTTGCCATCAATCATCACTAGGTTACTCCAGGTTCCTCCCTGATTCAGCTTGAAGATGTCGTCAAGAACAACTGTTTCAAAAGCAGAAGTCCATTTGAATCCCGGATTCCAATCATTATCGTGAATCTTATCAACAACGTCTGACCTTGTGACATTGTAGCTATGGGTACACTGAATCATCCGGTTGGAGTTATAAACCGGGTAGACATCATAAGGGTTCCATATTTGGGCCTCTAGTTCATTAGTCCTCTTGTTAAACTGGAAGACTGTGGTTATCCAGCCAAGTAACAATTCATAAAAAGCCACTTCCTCAAGATAACCATCCTGCCCAGCAAGTCTCCTATCCTTATTAATAACATCGAGCATGTACTGGCAAGACCTGTTTATCTTAGCTATCTTATCCATCTCAAGGGAATCTTCGGACTCTAGCGGAACCTTGAAGGACAAAATACCTTTGGTAAGCAGGTAATGAGCCATGTTGTAAAAGGTCTGGGGTTCGTTACTCACATAACTTTCCAGACCCCGAGCTGCGAGCTTATCCATCAAGGTCAGTATATCATACCATTCCCGGAATTTGGTATTCCGCTTTGACCAGAAGTTCTTTGAGCTAACTACATCTAACTGTAACTTAGCTTCTTCACCTGTGTTAAGTATTTCCATCCTATCCTCCCTACCAGCCCCAGCTATTTGAGCTACCCATAAATCCCCGACTTCCACCTTCAAACTGCTTCACAGCAATCCCTATCATCAGGGCCATAGCTACATCATCAAATGACTGAGCTACTGGTTTATTCTTTATATATCTGTAAGACCGAAGCTGCCTTACCAGATTGACATCCCAGCACTTTAGCAGGTGGAGGCACTCCTTCATCTTGCTCAACATGTATTCTTTGGTTTGAGCATTAGTCCACCAGCCTAAATTAGTCGTCACCTTCCCGGTAAGAAAATCCCTCTGTCTGTACACATTGGCATAATCTGTTAGTCCTTCCAGCACTGCATAGCCCGTAAAGTTCCTTTCAATGACCACCATTGCATTGTTGTAGTAGGAACCAACCTTCTTCAGCAAGGCCGAAAGAACCGCAGGGTCAACACGAGCCTGGTATGTCGCACAAACTTCATACCTGTCATTGATTACAGTGAAAGAACTAAAGGAACCCCCAGGACTTCCAGCTGCACTATCCGCACTTATGATATACCGGACTTTAGCATCGGAATCAACGGGTAACCACTTAACCCATCCCTCATCCTGCACATCACCGGGGTAACAATTGCTTGCAAGCTCATTAAGTATGTTGATATCAAAGAAGGGACTACCAATGGTTATGAAGCAGCTTAACTCATCTTCCGGGTATTCCTGCCAGAATAATCCACCCTTCTCGCCTATCTTCCAGCGTCTCCACCTTATCTGGTCTTCCTGTAGTCCTTCTTTCAGAATTAGGTTTAACTCGTCTCTAGAGTAACCCGACAACTCCCCCTTATCCGCTGGTAACGCAATAGGGCTATTGATGGGTATGCTGTACTCATCTGTAAACCACCAGGGATAGAAGAAAGGTTTGTAAGGACTCCTGCCTGAACGAGCCTTTACCCACCTATCATAGAAGATATTGCCCTCGCCGTTGGGGGTACACTCAATAGTAATCTCACCCATCAATGGTACACTGTCCTCAATACCATTAAGGATTGGTTCAGCATTCTCATAGAAGGCAAGCTCGGATAGCAAGACCTTCCTGATGGTATCCCCTCGCCCAAAAGCCTTCGCACCAGCCGTACCAACATAGATACTGCTATGCGTGTCTAAGAACCTTTTTTCAGACCTACTATTAGCATCAAGAATTGGCCGGGGTTCATCCATCGAATCATGGTAAGATTGTACCCTTGCAAGTAATCGTTGGGTGGCCCGTGTTTCATGGCTTACCACCGCACAGGTCATGTATTCCTTGACGGCACAATCTGTATACATATCCGATAGGTAGATAGAACTAAGCCCGCCCTGTCTATGCTTCAGAACAATATTGCGTGAACTCTTGTTCAGCATGAAGTCCCTCTGCATCCTGTTAGCAATCAGAGGAACCACAATACCTTCCTTATTGTCAATATGGAGGGTATTTTCTATTAAGGATAATTTTGATACATTATCCCAGATTACCGCTTCCGGGTTCCGAACTGGGGCCATGAGTGTCATTTATCGCTCCTGTGGGAATCTCCACTACTTCACCATTGATTACAGGTGGTACAGGTATATTTCCGTGTTCCCGTGCCCGTTCTACAAAGTTGGCTTCCCTGATATTAAATACTGGTGTGGCATCCATAGCAGCAATCAGTTTGTTATAAACTTCCTTTGCTATGGGTAACTTGAGCAAATCATAATGCCCTTCCCGAACTTCAACCAGTACTCTCTCGATAATCTCTTCCTCCAGAATCACAGCAGTCAATTGGTTAGACCGCCTGAGTAGTATAATAGCTTCCTGTCGGTGAATCTTGGAAAGAGGTTTCACCCAGCTATTCATAAGCTGAAAGTCCGGGTCATTACACACCCAATCATTATATTGACCCTGCGTAGCTTTAGAACTTGCTAATGCCTGTTGGACATTCATACCCACAATTCTGAAGAGCAAGAACCTTCTAGGTGGGCCTGCGACATTACTGAATAAGCTTTCCAGACTTACCTTAGAAAAATCCGGTAGCGGGGTTACCCCGACTTGTGCTTCAGTTGGGGCCAAGTTAGCCTCTATCATGGAAGTCATACCCCATACTATCACAGCCCCGCCCTAGTGTCAAGGGAATACCTGAAAATTCAACCAAACAGGGTATTGACTTTTATACCCAGAAGTGTTATGATATATACATAAACCTATGCCTATCTAGGCACGACATTACAAAATATAGTATATAAGTTAGGCGAATTGGCGTTCTATTTACATAATAACCGGGAAATCTACCTATTTATTCTTATTATTTCTGTATATGGTGCGTGGATAGCCTTGCAATTAACATAAAGAAGGAGGAGAATATGTGGTTTATAACAGCTAAAAACGAAATTCAGTGTTCTTTTTGCCCGGCAGTAATCATGCCTAACGAAACTGTGGCTATGGCAAGCATAAAAAGGAAGAATGGCACCCATGACCTAAAACTGGCCCACCCGAATTGTTTCCGTAAATGGCAAGATGATGAGTTCATCAGACGACAAATTAACTGGGAGTTAAGCAAGATACCCCGACCTGGGAAGAAAAGGCAAAATCACCTGAAAAAGCGTCCGGGTAGGAAGCGGGAATTTGCAAATCCGTTTTTAGCTGCCCGCCTACGCAGCCTTATCCACTACCATAGTAAAATTGCAGGCCATGAGCTTAAAACTCAGGAACTGGCACTTCAGCTTGAACTCCTGAGGAAGCCAGCCTATGATAAAAAGGAGGTGCCGGACTTTGGAAACTGAATATAAGGAAATTACAGAGGAAGAAATCGAAAAAATCGTGGGTTTGGTAATGATTGAGATAAAGCAGCTTATCCACCCCCTCAGAAAGTATGGTCAGAGTGATTATTGCGATGGTGCCATATCCGAATTACGCAGCCTGTTCCACCAGGTAGCCCAGAAGGCAGCTGGCCTAGATGAGCCCTTTGGCATAACCCGCCCATTTTACACAAATCGGGACAGTTCTGGTCGCTGGAATATATAGCAGATGCAAAAATAGGATTCCAAAATTTTTACGAGAGCATACTTCGTCTTTTTGGCGGACAAGCCGAGCGAGTGGGGTGGGGTATACCCCTCGACTTGTGGGTATGGCCTTATGCCTAGGATTGCTAGACTTGCATGACATGTCAGCCTATGGTATACTTAGGTAATTGAATAAAGCGAGGGGGAAAGGACATGACACAAACCCAAAAGCGGTAGCACGACCGCAACGACTATAGGGTATGGCTAGGGACTCACACGGAGTCTGGCTCATGAAACGACATGAGGAAAGGTTTGAACCCTAACTAGCCTAGACCTCAATCGAATAAGCTTGTCATCCTTGAGGAGCCGCTGGATTGGAGGCACAATGTTATCTAACGAGGATAGAACAAAACTCATAGATTGGTGCAACCTTCACGGCTATACCATACGACAGCACACCCACCCGAAAACTAAGGCTAACTGGGACAAATAAACATCCCAGCGGTTCCTGAAGGGTGACAAGCAAGGCGGAACTCGATAGTTGCTAGTCTGTGTTATGCAAGACAGCCTGCGGCAGGTCACCTGCGGGGCTAGGAGCAATAGCACTATGACAGAACCAACAAACGATAGCAACAATCTGTATGCCGAACTACCGGACGAGATGCTTCAAGGTATGCTGACCCAATTCGCCGATAACCCCAAAGTCACAGACATGGTGCAAGCCATTCTGGATGGACGGGAAGTGGTGGCGAGACAGCAAGCCGTAGTGGATGAATTCGAGGCAAGTCTGGGCGAGTTCAACCTTCCCGAGCCCCCGGCTGATGTCCACAATGTCATGTTTAGGTGGGCTGAAGTCGAAATCGAGGACACTACCGCTGAAATGGTAGTAGTCGAGATTGTCGATACCCCGGCTGTGGTCGTGGATGGTGAAATCACCGAGCCTGCAATCACCCATGAAGATATGCGGTATCCTGTGACCAAAAGCATGGGCTGGATTAAAACCCCGAACTATGCCCAGCAGGTTGTCTCGAATGGTAGAACTACCACCAATAGCACTGGCACCCGAAAGCTGGCCATCACAGTCAGCAAGATTACGGAAACCAATGGTGTTCAGGGCATTGAACTGGTCGGCAACTTCCGGACTGGCAAAGAAGCCTGTAAGTTCCTTGGACTGGATAACGGCGTATCCTCGGCCAACTTCCACCTGCAATCCAAGGGCTACATCCACAAACCTTACGAGGGTCAGGAATTTATGGTACAGGCATAACAAAACAGTCTGGCAACTATCGAGAATAGAATGGGCAGGTCAGGAATGGCCTGCCCTTTCTCGTGCCCGGCAATCTGAAGCTGGGATACAATGCAGACACAATGGATTAACAACAGGCTGACAAGTCTAGGCACAAATAACAGTACAGGCTGTTTGGTGTGGCGGTCTAGGGTAGCTGACAGCTAGTTGACATAATGTTGGACAGTGCTGGATTAAACAGGGTATTGACATAGTGTTCCAGCTATGATATAATAGGCGTAATACAGGGAAAGACCATCGAGAGATTAGAATGAAGGAGGGCTGAATGACAACCAGGTCTAGGGGTTGTTGGGGCTGCAAGGCCACATTTGAAAAACCAGGCACTTGCGGGGCTGGGCTGATAATGCCAGATAGTATCAAGCATGGTGCAGACATTGCTGAACAATACCCGCAGAATGGACATACTTATATCTGCCCGAAGAAG